TCCCGGACGGGTTTACAAATAAGAAAGAAGGAATTAACAATGGAACAAAACAGGTTTAAATCTCCGGTCTTTTGGAGTGCAGTTGTCGCACAAATAATATCAATTGGTCAATTTACTGGCATATGGGCTAAGTATGGTATTGATGCAGGAATGATTGGTGATGTAGTTGCAGGAGTTCTTCAGATAGGAGTTTTGGTAGGTCTTTTAAATAACCCTACTGATCCTAATCACCTTTGATTTAATAATGAATCCGTGATAAATTGTCCTAAATCAACTTATAATATAAGCGGGAAAAGGACAAATTAAATAAGAGCCCTTCTGCCAGAAATGGTGGGAGGGCTTTTTTCCGTTCTAGAGTTTCACATATTCTTAACACAGAATTCATGGAATGGTAACAAACATAGTTTATGATAAATACAACAGATAAGCACTGCAAAATATATAAAGAAAGAGATGTACATAAATGGGTTTGATTATTGTCTTGTTAGTAGTACTCGTGATTCCCTCTGTATCAAGGGCGTTGGTATCAGTTGATCAATATTCAGAAGTCGAAAATTAATACGGCAAGACCACTCGTAATTTACGGTTGAAATATAGACCTTTTTTCAGACTGACCTCCTTCTCTACCCCTCCTGGCGAGGGGGCTTTTTTGATTTTAGAGTGTAATTTCATCTTTCTGAAGCTGGAAAATGTATGGGAAAAACCAAAATTATTGAATTTAATAGGAGGTTTTTAATATAAATTGACGAATATATCAAGAATATTAGATTGTTGGTATTGATAGGTTGGATGGGATGAAAAAGTCGAGAATAAGATTACTCAAGAAACGCAGATTTTTTAGAAAAAAATTAAACAAAAAAATCCGAAGGCATAAAAGAAAAAAATACCTTGACCGCAGGTTAATTGAGAAAAAGACTAAAAGTGAAAGATTCCTACTCTTTAATTTTTTGAACATGAACAAATTTGCTAAAAAACCTAAGAAATTTGGAAGAGATATTTTCTTTAATATGCCTCGCAGTTTTTCTTTTATTGAAAATCCTGACGAGACTATACAACTGTTAAGATATCTGTTCTATTGTGGTATCCGTTCTTCGGTTGAAAAACTTAACTTTAATTACGTGGATTGTGAAAAATTAGGGATATGCGCCTCGACTGTCATGGATGTTGTCATATTGGAAATAAAGAAACAAAAACAAAGGTGGAGAAATCGTCGCCCTTTCAACATTAGTGCGCAAGTGCAGGATGAATCCAAGCAAATTAAAGATATTTTAGAGGTAAGTGGGTTAATTAAGCATTTAGGATTTCCAACTCAGGAACGAAGTTATATTACAAAACTTGATCTATTAACGGGTAGCAACAATAATAAGCGCGGTTCTAAATCAGGAGAAGTTGCTACACAGGTAACAGATTACTTCATCCGATGTATCAATACCCAAGGCCTCGGAATGGGTAGAGAAGGTATACGGATAATGGGAGATATGATCGGTGAAATAATTGGAAATTGTGAAACACACGGTGGTACCTTCACGCAATGGTACACGCTTGGGCATTACAGTACTGAAGAGAAAGGGAAATACGGAGAATGCCATCTTGTTTTTTTCAATTTTGGAAGCACAATTTATGAAAGCCTGAATAGTGATACTACAAGCATAGAAATTCGTGAATCCCTGGCTAATCTTACTCGAAAGCATAGAGGATTCTTCAAGATGTCTTGGACTGAGGAAAGTCTATGGACTTTATATGCGCTTCAAGACGGCGTAAGTCGCTTAAGAGATAGAGAAAAGGATCCAGATAGAGGAACTGGCACTGTCAAACTAATCGATTGTTTTCAATCTATAGGAGAAACACACGATGGAAACTTTCCTGCGATGAGTATAACATCTGGGCGAACTCACATTTATTTTGATGGTAAGTATAAGCTTGCGGATCAAAAAATTGGAAATGAATATCGTCAGGTTATTGCCTTTAATTCTACGAACGATCTTAATGAGCCCCCTGACCCAAACAATGTACGGACACTTAAGAATTTTTTCCCGGGTACTGTTATTTCCATGAGGTTTTATTTAGATAGAACTTTTATAACAAGATTAATGGAGGAATCAAAAAATGGTAATAAATCTTGAAAAATTTAAAGAGACAAATGTTAAGGTTTTGTCAGGGAGAGATAACGGGCAAGCTCTTAGGAAGAAGTTAAACCTCGACGAAAAGGACAAAACAGGAGAAATTGTAAGTGTCGTTATCCCTGATGATTTATATTCTATTAATTCATCATATTTTTTAGGGTTATTTGGTGCAAGTATTAGGGCGTTGGGGGAAAGTAGATTCCGTGAGAGGTATATCTTCAAATGCGATGAAATTATTCAAAAAAATGTAGAAGACGGCATATCCAGGGCCTTAAAGGAATCAAACGTATTGAGAGGAATCTGACATGTTTAAGTGTTTTATTGACTATATCGAGGCGCTTCAGCCAAATAGTGTTGCCGCCTTGGCTGCCCTTAGCAATTTTACTATTGCACTTGCATCATGTATGAATATTCTTATTGTTATAGTTTTCTATACTCGCGATAAGAGATTGAGGTTGAAGGAATATAAAAGCAAGATAAAAATGAACTGGTATAGAGTCACGCTACTTGATAAAAATCTGCTTGCTATTGATACCTTCTTTGAAAAGGATTTGCAAATTATTGAAGAAATCGAAAAAATTTCTCCGGAGGGAATATCAAAACACGATTATGATAAAATTATTAAAAAACAAATAGGCTTATATACGGACAAGAAGATTGCGTTAAGTCTCTCATTTACTGACTTAGTTAGTATTATTGAAGTACGAATGGGGCAAGAATTAGACGAATTATTAGAGCAGTTTCAGGATGAGTTTATAAATCATATATCATCACAGGATAGTTTAGCTCCTGATATAGGTAGGAAATTGGTTTATGGGCATAAAAAAAGGTTTTTTAAACTACTATTTAACTATGAATGGAATGATTTCAAGCCCAGTAAGCGGGCCCGAAAAAATAGTGTGTTTGCAGGGTTCATGGCATGGCAGCCGTTCGGGTTTCTGAGCCGATTTGATAGGTCAGGCACAACTACAAAAATGTGAGGAAACATAAATAAAAACATACACCATGCCCATCACAGTCCTAGCGTAAAAATGGCTTTCATCGGAAACGATGGGGTCTATTTTTTTTATTGTTGACAGATCACAACCAAACCAGTAAATTAGTCCCAAGGAAATATATCAAGACACTGGAACCGAGAGGAACGACCACCATGCTCATACCCAACGAAACCCTCGGCAAACGAATAGCCCACCATAGGAAAGAGCTTAAGCTAACCCAAGCAGAGTTAGCCGCACTCGTGGGGCTATACCCCAAATACCTCAGTGACGTGGAAACAGGGCGAAAGATTCCACGAATGGATACGATTGCACGGATAGCAGCGGGGCTCAGGGTGACGATCGGTGAGTTGGTTGGACATATTTAAATGCCCCTCGCCTTGGTTGTTGGGGGCTTTTTTCGTTGTGCTGCTAAAAAGGAGTTTTATTGATTTAGCTGATACCCAACAGTTCCCACCTGACGGTAAGCCCCTCCCATGGTAGAGTTTCAGTTCAGTGGAGGTGTTTTAATATAGGATAACAAAAATATTTATGATAATATAAGTAATATAGGTAAAAATAAAAATAATCTTTGCAGGAATTAATAACTATTATGTCAAAAGTAGTATGATATATTTTTTTATAAAAATTTAATAAAAATTAGGAGATGATCTCATTGGCAGTTCTTAGATATTTTATTATGTGCGATTCAATTTCTGAAGTTGGTGGAAAATTAAGTTTCCACGGAGTTTTTGACATGATTAATGCAGTTAATTTTCCGGGTAATCATGAAAAGTGTACCATCGTGATGTCTTGGATAGATGGCATTGGTAAGTATAAGCTTGATATGGAAGTAATAGCATCAAATAATGACGTTATATTCAACAATAATCTAGAATTTGATTTAAACTCCCAAACACAGGGTGCCAATATTATTATACAGCTAGAAGGTCTACCTTTGCCAACTCCCGGCATATACTGGATAATAATAAAACTTAATGGGGCAGAAGTATCTAGATATCCATTAACTGTAAATCAATTAGAGGTAAAGTCAGATGCTACACGTATGGAAATGAAGTCTATACTTCGCGAGCAGGGAGTTAAAGATTTTGGGATTGAAATAAAGTGTCCAAGTTGTAACATTAATAGCCAACTGTTTGTTATGGATGATGTAAAAACGAATAAACCTAATTTTTATCCTTTTCCAGACGTAAATGATTTTATCTGCCCTCATTGTAAAGAGTTTACATTTAACCTTCTACCAATTCGTAAACAGCTCTGGTATAATCTTAAGAATACTAATGAAAAAACTTAAGGGTGATGATGGTATATGAAATCTAATCTTACTAATATTCAACGGCAAAAGATTCAGTCTCTTAGAGAAATTAGCATTAATAGACTGTCTAAAAAGATATCGGTTATGCCAAATAAGGATTTTTTATATGATGAAGATCATAAAAATTTATATAAAGAAAATTCGGAAGCGGCAATTCATTTTGTTCATGAAACTCATAGTAACAGGAGTGAGAATTGATGTTGATAGCGTTAAAACGAGGAGACGTTTACAGATTTAGGTTTCCAAAGACGGACAACCCTTCCAGTAGTATTATTAAGTACTCAGTAGTCTTACAGGAAGGTAGAATTGTTGACAATTCACCAACAGTGGTTTGTGTTAATATAACTACTAAAAAGCTTAGCACTTTATATCCATCAGATGTATTGATTGACCCAAATGAATGTCAGAATACAGAGGGCGCCAAAGTAATATGTAATCAAATACATACTATTTCAAAAGAAAGAATTTTAGATTACCAATATAGCTTATCTTCGTCAACCATGTTGGACATTAATGATGCCTTAATGCTTGGAATTGGTATTGTAAAAATAGAAGATATGGAAACTACGGGGGATACTTCTCTGGTGTAGCACTATAATTAGTGCACTAATTGGCAATAACCCATTTCTAAAACCTTACTAAAGGAGCCGCAACACCATGAAAAACCAAATGACCCCGATCACCGTCCTAGCCCACTTTGAAACCGACGGCACACCTCATCCGCTGCGTTTCAAACTGGCCGATCGGGAGTACAAGATCGAGCAGGTCCTATCTGTAACCGAGGAGAGACTAGCCGGCAATATGATGCTGTGCTTCAGGTGCCAGAGTGAGATCGACGGAGAGCTGAAGCCTTTTGAAATTAAGTTCGAGAAGAATACCTGCAAGTGGTTTTTGTGGAAGATGTGAGGTTTTGACTATGATCGAACCCAATGAAAACATCGGTAAAAACATAACCCACTACAGAAAAGAGCGTAAGCTTTCTAAAGCGAAGTTAGCTTCTATAGTTGGCATGGATCCTAACCACCTCTACTTAATTGAGGCGGGCCATAGGTATCCTCAGATATGTATACTGGCGCGGATAGCAGCTGGTCTTGGAGTCTCGATTGAAGAGTTGGTTGGACAAAGTTAAAGGCCCTCGGCTAAAAGTTGCCGGGGGCCTTTTTTGCGTTTGCGAGCTTATATCGCTTTATACAAAAGATAAGAAACGCCAACTACAAATACCGGTACCAACAGCACAATGCTGCACCCCATTGCTGCGCCGGCTTTTCGCTGCCTTCCGGATCTAGTTAATGGTATTCCGGTCTTTCGGGAGAACCTTTGCTTCGCTTTGGTAACTCCGAGTAATCGCTTCCATGAGAATCCACCTTTGTTGGCCATTTATTTCAATCCCATCTGAGCCTTCATGTTTAATTTTTCCCCCTGAAACATAACATTTGCGTTCGCCCCTAGATCACCTTCGCCTTTATATGCGTACGAAACGGTGTGAGCTGGATCTCCAACCTTCCCAGATTCAGATTGCATTTCTCCTGGGCCGCCAACTATCGCAGTTACTTCGGCGTACGACATGCCGTCTTTTATCTGGTCGAATTCAGCCTTTGTCATGGTTGGTTTGTTGACATTCGACGAGGATGAGGTAGAAGGTGAATCGCTTAGCGCACCTATTCCAACTCCGATCATAACTAAGACAACGGCCCCTATTAACATCTTTTTGATAAATCCGCCACCCTTAAGTTTTTGTCCGCAACTAGGGCAAACCTTTGCCGATGGCGCTACCTCTTTGCCGCACGCTTTACAGTTTTTCATTTTGATGCCCATAATATAATAGCCCTCTTTCCTTCACTTTCTATGTTAACACATAAATTCTACCATTAATTCCTTATTCCTGCTTTACGACAGGAATAATATTTGCGACAAATTAATAAGACCCCAGCAGTAATGCCGGAGTCTTATTAATAATCGGGCCAAATGTAATCCACCTTACTCCCCACGGCACGCGCGATCCGTTGAGCCGTAGTCAAGTAAATGTTTTTGCGATCGTTTATAATCTTACTAATATCATTCTGAGAGATACCTGTTATCTTAGACAAGATTAATGGTTACGCGACTATTTCTGGTACTGGAATGTTAGGTGCTTCAGGAGTGTCAGTTCGCCTCCGCCATTGAAGCACCTAACAGTTAATTCGATGTTGCCCCCATCGTTTTGAATGTCGTTAATAACAACTTTATCAACGTATTCCTGAAAGACTAGCTTTCTATCGCCGTCATCGGCGGATAGGAGCTGGTCTTTTTTGGCGTTAAGTACTTTTATGAGAATTGACTCGTCAATCGTTTGAGTGTCAGCTATAACATTCATTTTTACGAGCTGTGATTCAAGAAATGTTTTCTTCTCATTCGATTCACTTATCTTTTGGGCATACAAGTGTTTTTCCGGTGTTCCTTCGCCGATCAAATCCAGCCAATTATTTATTTTAAGCGCTAGTTTATTAATTTCCTTTTTTATTGGTTCTATTTCACTATTAATATTCCTTTTTCGTTCCGAGTAGAGTTGTTTAACCCTATCTGCTATTTCTTTCATGCTGTGGTCATTGAAGCAAGTCACTACTAATTTTTCTGTAACCAATTTTTCTAATATGTTTTTATCGATCCCTTTATTTCCGCATTTCCCCGAACATTTGTAATATGCGTAGTGTTTTCCGCGGCTATTATAGCGTTCACCAAAGTAATTGGAACCACAACTACCGCAAGTAACCTTTCCACTAAGCAGATAAGTTTCTTTCGCAGTCATGCTTCCGCCTGTTCGTTGCCTGTCTTTCATTAAGGAATTCACCCTTTCCCATAGTTCAACTGGAATAATGGTTGGTATCACACCAGGTATTATTGTTTGTTCTTCTAAGGGTTTTTTAGTGTGCCCGTTTCGCTTTCCTTCCGCGTCTTTCTTAGTCGAAACGTCCCAAGCATAATCACCTTTGTACTTTCGGTTATAGGCCCACGTGTCAAAACTGGTTATTTTAAACTTATCCCCGGTATATGTTCGAAATCCTTCAGCGTTAATTCGTCTAGCGATTTCAGCTAAAGGTATGCCAGCGATAACCCCGTTGAAATACATTTGGACTGCCTTATACTGAGTCTCATCAAGCTCATACTTTCTAGTGATAGGATTGACCTTTAAACCATAGGGGGCGCGGCCTCCATTGTGTATCCCAACTTTAGCGTTTTCTTGCAATCCTTTTCTAACTTCACGTGCAAGGTTCTTCGAATAATATTCCGCCATACCTTCTAAAACAGATTCTAGGATAACTGACTCTGGTGAATCATCTAGTTGCTCCAAAATGCTTTCGAGCCGAACCTTATTAACTTTTAATTTTCTCTTATAGGAAGCTGAGTCATACCGGTTACGAGCAAACCTATCAAACTTATGTACGATAACTACGTCGAATAGACTAAGGCTGCTGTCCGCTATCATTTGCTGGAAGCCAGCCCTGTTATCTGTGGTCGCAGTTTTGGCTTCGTCGGTATACACGTTCGTAAGAACGTAACCTTTATGTTGGCAATATTCTTTTACAGCACTAAGTTGCGCCGTAATGGATTCTTCTCTCTGATTGTCTGAGCTATACCTTGCGTATGCTGCTGCGCGAATTGCACTCATGTTCAATACCTCATCTGATTCATAGTTAGTCTTCAAATAGTTTGAGTACCCCAAGAGGATCAAAGTAAATGAGATAGTTTTCCCATTCGGTGTATAAACCATATTTCTCTTTGTAATGATCGATGGCCAGGTCAAGAAAATCTTCGATCACTTCTAAGAATTCAGCTAGCTCATAACGGTTTGAGATCCCCTCTCTAGAAGCTTCAACAAAGCTCTTTAGGGGGATTAATTTTTCATACCCCCAATTCTTTGCTCGTTTTTCCTGCTTAATGCTTGTGGTTTTCTTCTGATCGAGTATGTCTCCAGATGACGTGTGGTAATGCCCCATCTCTTCTGCAAGAACACATACCTTGTCTGTATGCGTGGGTAATCCTCGGTTGAGCCAAATTATATTGTCCCCGTATAGACCCCTGATCTGAGATTTCATGGGGTTTTCGGATACTACGACGTTTAGCCCGCTTGCCTCATTAAGAAGTTTTTCGTATTGCACGATGTCACCTCAGCTTTTAGCGTTCCGTTTCGAGAGTACAAACTCTTTAAACCGTTCGATATCTGTTAGTTCTTCTTCTGTCCATTCATTCCCGTCGTGGTGGGCGGCGAGGGTGGTTATGTCGTGTCTTTTGTCATAATAAAGTTTCAGGGCTTCCTTGAGTGTTTCTAACAAGTCTTTTTTAAACCCAGTTGTCACAGGAAATTCCGTGAGTAAACCTATCATTTCTGTTGGGCCCAAATCGAGAGGGACATCCCAATATTCCTTTTTTAGCTTTTCTATCTCTGGAGCCAAAACGACAAGAACATCATCTGGAAAATAGGATTGAGTTCCAATGTATCTGGATAGATCTTTGATTGTACTAATTATTTCTTTGTCAAACCCTGTGTTTAAAAAATCAAGCGATACGCCGAAACAGTCAGCAACCTTTTGCAATCTATCGACAGAAGGAGAGCTCTCATCCCAGTTATAGATCGCCCCATTCCCAAAACTAAGTTTCTTCTCAAGTTTTGGAATAGACGTGCCAGCTTTTTTACAGAGAAACCTTATATTTTCCACTAAGCTCATATTGGACACTCCTTAAAATAAAACTTGTTATTTCGGTTATAGCTATTGACTAACCTTGTGTAGTCGGTTATTATTATCTCAGTAGCTTAGATAAGGGCAAAAAGGCAACAAAAAATCAGAAGTCACGCAGATCCATTTAAAAAATCGTTCCCCAACGAGTTTTAACTGGTGTATTTCTTATACCCAATATTAGAATATTTTCTGTTGCTTGTCAATATCTAAGTTTACTATTTTTAACAAAAACATTAGGGAAGGAGGAATAAAGCCGCCATGACTATAGTTGAGCGTATCAAAATCCTTTGTAAAGATCACAACACATCTATACCAAAGCTGGAAAAAGAGTTTGGGCTTGGTAATGGGGCTATTTATAAGTGGGATGTGAGTCGTCCAACCGTCGATAAAGTTCAAAAAGTAGCCGAGTACTTTGGCACGACAATAGATTCTTTAGTGCGTGAAGCTGATAATCCGCTGCCGGAGAACCGTGAATCATTTAATAAGGGTTCATTGTTAAAGTTAATTAGAGAATCGGATATGAACGTCGGCCAGGTTATCAACGTGTTAGATCAAGTTAAATCAGCGGTTCTCGATGAAACGCTGGTCTCGACGAAACGCTGGTAGAGAATTAATTCTTAATTAACCCGATGGGTGGCGAACCAAAGATGAAAAAATACCCCAAATTAACAGTTACTGTAAAAATCGTATCACATCCAAACCCACAGCAAGCAATTGACTTGGCGGCAAATTTATTTCTAAAGAATTTCTCGAATGAAATGGAACAAACCGTAGCTAGTGAAAAGGCTCAGTATTCATGAAGAGCCCATTTAGAAACACCAAAAGGGAGCGTGATCCCATGCCAACTCTCAAATTCCCCACTCTGAAAGACCGCGAACACATCCACAACCTAATTAACCACTATGCTCATGGGAAGTGTAGTCGCAATGACTTAATGCGCTGGATAGCTAACATCATCGAAAAATACGGTATCCAACGCATGCCCATCTTCGGCTACTCGGTGCGGATCCTTCAGTATTACAAAGACCTCCCCATTATATCCATCGAGGGCGCAAAGGTAGTCGACACTTGCCCTGGGTGCAGTGCGGGTACCAACCATGCTAGATACTTACGAACAGAAAAAGAGGATCTTCACGGTACCCATGACATCGTAAGCGTGACCTGTCTGGAATGCGGATGCGTGTACATGATCTCAGCGCCAAACGGCAGGGAAAGTAAAGCTACTTAGAGTGGAGGGAGGTTGGGAACTATGTTGGCGACAGCTGGTTATCTTATCGTGTATTTTGCCGCGGTAAAGCTTGCTAAGGAGGTAACTAATAAGGTTATCGGGGCACGAAGAGTTTAGTGGCCTAGTTTGTGAAAACGTTGGTATGAGGGGAGGTGGAAGAAATGGCAAAGTTAGAAACAACAATTCATATTGCCGATATTGAAGAGGTAAAAGCTGTACTAGACTGCACTATTAAACTCGTGACTGCAATCAAGGAATGTAATTCTAATACTAACTCTGGGTTACCGCTTGAGCTAACAGCTCCATATCACAGCCTTGTGTCAGCGATTGACAGCCTGAAGGAAACAAAGTAAAGCCGCTACTGAAGTCGAGTTCAGAAACGGCTAGAAATTACTAGAATCCCATTTTTTTGACGTAATACTCTTCAGCTGCTCTTGCTTGCATGTCTACCCATTTGTCAAAGTCAGTTGTTTCAGAAACGTGCTTATCGAATTGATCGTCTGGAATGGCCGCGAAGTCCTCTGGGGAATTCACAACGAATCCTCCACCTTTAAGAAGCTCTTCGAATGATTGGAATTTAGTGTGCTTGCTCATGAAATCCGAATTAAACAATTCATCAAAAGATACTTGCCTTTCTCCAGATAGTTCGTTAACGTCCGATTGAATTTTTCCCAGCTTTTTCTCGAATTCATCAAAACCAGTAATTTTCATTCCCATATATTATCGCCTCCTCTCGCATCGACATTGGAAGTCCGAACAACTTACCATTTCGACAAAAGAGAGGGAAATCCTGTAAATATTTACAAGAAGGCCGAACGAGTTAGCTAGTTTGTTTGTGAAAACGTTGGTTAAGTGAGAGGAGGTGAAACAATGAAGGACCAAATCGCCAATATAGACCAGGCGCTTGACGCGATATCTGAGATCTCTAGGTCACCACGTACTAGTTGGATTACAAAAGGCAGCCGGGCAAAGTCGAATGGGAACATTGAAATATCTAGAGGGCTGGCGAAAGAGTTGGCAAGTAAAACGCTCTGCTTTTATCAGGTAGTAGGACAGCTCACGTATGACCCGTTTTGCAACTGCAAACAAATAGAATCTTTGCTCCTGAATGCGGTCCAAGAATTACCGGACGGGGATACAGCTGACGAGTTGGAACAAATCACATTTGCTCATTGCCCCTCGTGCGGGAAGAAATTCGAGGACTAAGTTGAGAGGAGGAACAACATGCAATTAGCAGTATTTAACGCCGTCTGTGACGTGGAGATTGGAGACGAGGTCAGGATCATCTTCACCGGCGCTACCACCGAGATCGTTGATATCAGGACCGTTCACTACCTAAAAGATCAGAGGGTTGAGTTTGAATTCAAACTGGCAAGCGTCCCAGGACTTTGGTATACGCGCAAAGGTTTTGAGTATCCCGTTAGGTTGGAACGCGAGATCGTTACCCCATCTTTCAAATGGGTCTTGCCAAAAACAACTTTTGAGGGCTGCGCAAACTGTGGTAATGAAGTTGAGATTCCAGGTAACGAAGTGTCGAAATGCCCTAAGTGCCAAGCCGAGATATTCCCGTGTACGACCTGTTATGAACAAATTGATGGAGATAAGGTCTGCGACTGGGATGAAGGCGCTGGGTGCTGGAGATTCCCGAAAACTTGAGAGGAGGTGAAACAAATGTTAAAAGCAATACGCAAGCAGCTGCTCAAGATCAACTGGATCAAGCGCGAGGTCGAGGTGTACAAGCTAGAGCAGATCAAGAACAGCAGCACGATCATTGGGGCCGGCTAATGGGCAGTGGATACACCGTCCGAAATATCAAGCCCTTGAAGCTGGAGCCCTTCGACACACTGGGGGTTGTGACCGACGATGGATTGCTCGAGGAATGGCAAGGTGGGAAAGTTGTCGCGCGAGGCGTTACTCAGGAATGGATTGACTCAAATCAGTGGGGAGGGACACGACTTTGAAAGATGGTTTAGTTCTCTTTTATGTAAAAGATGGGACCATTCTTCCTGTGGCACTAACTCAGGAGCAAAGTGACACATTCGACATGTTAATGGGCATCATGCCAGGAACGATCAGGGTTATTGATAAGCCTCAAGGAACTGCAATTAACCTCATGGACGAAAAGAAAAAGCCCTCCGCGCCAACGGAGAGCCCAATGGAAATATCTCAAGAACATTGTACCACGAGAAATAATGAATGGACAGCCTCTGACATTCTTAGGCAGGAGGGGTAAAAGGTGTTATCACCCCCGTGTTCGCAAGTAAAGATCAATTACTATGCCCTGGTGGTTTCAATCCTCACGACATGTATTCCCGAGACGGCTTTTGAAAGACTCCAAAGCGATAAGCCAGGCAATGTCAGTAATCAAATCACGGATGCGGATTATGACGACATGCTTAAACTTCGTAAGGAAGGCCTCGTTTACAGGGAGCTCGGCGAAATCTATTGCATGAACCCATCGATCATTCACCGGTACTTAAAGAGATTTAAGAAGAAGGGAGCGTGATCACGTGTTAATTCCAACGTGTCTCTGTGGACGAGCAATGCAGTTTGAACCAAATGAAACTAAGACCTTTTGTAAGGCTCCTGGTTGCGGTGTAGTTCAAAAACTTGGGCCGGAAGGCTATTGGGCAGAAGGTTGGTGGAGAACCGCGTTTACCCCTATTTTCACTAAGCTTAAGCTTAATCATTATCAAAAGTATATGAGGTGGAGAAATGAAGCAAGGCAAAAGACCCACTAGAGCGCAGAAAATTAGACTGAAATTATTGAAATTTGATCCGTTGAATTGGTTGGTAGTTAAGGATCTTCCATCATGTTTTCTAGTTATCCATCGGGTATCAGGTAAAACGCGAACACTGGGAACGAGAAAGGAGTATTCAGTTGGATAAACTTGATTTAGAAGTCATTAGCGCACTTAGGGAATTAGAGGTTCCAGTGCATCTACTGGGTTATGAATACATCAAAACTGCGTTGAATGTCCTTCGCACAGACCCGAGTACTATTCATCGCATCATTAAGGAACTTTACCCGGCAATTGCAGGCATACACAACACCAAATCCTCAAGGGTTGAGCGGGGGATCAGGCATGCACTAACCTTTGCTTTCATGGATTTAGCGGTGCTGAAGAAGGTCATTGGAACATCTAGAAAGCTAACCAACAGTGAATTCCTTGCAACGCTCCATGAAGTAATCATGATCAAGTTGGCTACAAATCCAGTTCTGGTGGAAGTGGATAGGAGGGGATCACACTGAAAAATTCATTAGGCGATTTGAATAATCATCTATTCGCCCAGCTAGAGCGCTTGGGTGATGAAGAGCTCAAAGGGGAACAGCTTCAAGAGGAAATGGAGAGGGCAAAAGCGGTAAGCCAGGTTTCCATTCAAATTATTTCTACCGGAAAGCTAGTACTCGATGCAATAAAAATGAAAGATGAATATTTGGGCGGTGACATCAAAAGGATGCCTGCCATGCTGCGTGAATCATTTCTGCCAGCAGGGGAGTGATTATGGGCAATTGCAAATATAGCTCTGAACATATCGAATTTATTACGGCTAACATCAAAGGACGAAGCTTCAAGGATCTAACGACAATGTTCAATGAGCATTTCGGAATGGACTTAAAGGTTTCGACGATGGTTTCGTTATCCGATCGACATGACCTGCATAATGGTCGTGACACACGGCTGAATAAAGGCTATGAACTTACGCAATTCAAAAAGGGTCATGTGCCCTTCAATAAGGGCAAAAAAGGCGTTGGTGGGTGGGAACCTACTCAGTTCAAAGCAGGTAACAAGCCGTGGAATTATAAACCCCTCGGCTCGGAACGGATTGACGGTGAAGGTTATGCGAGTATTAAAATTGCAGATCCGAACAAATGGAAAACTAAACATACCATTATTTGGGAGTCTATAAACGGACCTGTGCCAAAAGGAAGCGTGATACTTTTCGGTGATGGTGATAAGCAAAATTTCGAAGTTATTAACTTGATCCTTGTTTCTCGAAAGCAGCTTGTACGGCTAAACCAGCACAACCTGATTAAAAGTGATACTGAGCTAACAAGGACTGGGATTATCATAGCTGATATTTATAACAAAATCGGCGAGAGGAAGAAAAGGTGATTAATGAATGAAGATGGAGGAGTTAAGGTCAAGCGTGCCCCGAAACAATGTTGATCCATTACCCCAAGGAGAGACAAAGCCCTGTATGCGTGGCACGCTGGATAAGGCCCACTACGACCTTACTGGAGAAATCAAGATGGTGGAAGAGTTCCAGGTGTTTGTGCCACCTGTTGTCACGGAGGCAGAAGTGGCGGCACAGAAGATGGTTAGGAGGAGACCGTTTATTATGTCAAATAAGCCGAAAAAAGAAGACCTTGAGAAAGATCTAAGAGCAGGATTACCCATTGCGGATATTGCTAGAAAATATGAATCGACAGTCATGACGGTCCACAACTGGATTAAATCTTACGGGTTAGCTGGGATACGGGGAGTTAAGAAATCGAGGGATGAGCCAGTCGTGACACCAACTGTAGCGGATATTGAGAGGGTGTGGAAGACCGTTATTACGCCAGATACCGAGATGGTCCAAGAGTCACCTCCGGATGAAATAGAACAGGTCCACGCTGATGATCAGATTCAGGAGTCACCCAAGGGTGTCCACCCTGACCGACACCCTTTCGTCGCGGATCCAGAGCATGAGTTTCCGCCCATACCGGAAATAGAACCGGTTGAAGAAACATTGGAAGAGATCTGGTGGGGTGTTGAGGCCAAAATGATGGCTGCGCAAAGAAAGTATGCCGAACAAGCTGACAAGGATTTCAGAGCGCATTTAGTTGATCTGATCCATGCAGTTACCAATGGTCGGGGAATCTAGGTTCCATTAAGAAAGAGGAGGAAGTCATTTTGCAAATCACTGTTACGCTCCAAGCCCCAGAAATAGCCAAAGCGATCCATGCCCTAGCGAAAGCCCTAGAGGTAAGCGCGCAAGCAACCCTATCTGGGAAGAATGCTCTCGCAACTACAATGACCGTTCTGGCTGATGTCATCGAGGATACTACCAAAGTTAGTGCTCCGGATGTTGCACCAACGCTTGCGCCAACTGCTCCCGCTGAACTAGCGCCGGCAACCCCTGCACCTGCACCTGCAACCGTTCCAGTAGCAATGCCAACCTATTCAATGGAGCAGTTGGCTGTAGCAGCCACACAGTTGGTCGATGCTGGTCGCAGGACTGAACTCGTAACACTTCTTGCTTCGTTTGGTGTTCAAGCCCTGACGGTCTTAGATAAAGATCAGTATGGTAACTTTGCTACCCAGCTAAGGGCGATGGGCGCCAAAATATGAGTGCGCACGCATTACTAGGAGCAAGTGGGGCCCACAAATGGCTTCGTTGCACTCCGAGTGCTCGGCTGGAAGAAACTATGCCAGACAGTACAAGTGTTTTCGCGGCTGAGGGAACTTTAGCCCACGAGATCGGGGAATTAAAACTCCGGAAAGCATTCGTCGAACCAATAGGGCCCAGGGCTTTCAGCAACAGATTAAAAAAGCTGAAAGAAGAACCACTGTATCAAGATGAAATGTTGCACCACACGGATACCTACTTAGACTATATATCCGGAATTGTACACAGTTTTAAATTTCCGCCCTACGTCGCTATTGAAAAGAAACTTGATTACAGTGCCTACGCTCCCGAGGGCTTTGGGACTGGTGACTGTATTGTAATCGGCGGCAATTCGCTGACCATAGTTGATTTGAAATACGGAAAGGGCGTTCCTGTCTCAGCCGTGGAAAATCCCCAAATGAAATTGTATGCCCTTGGGGCTTACCTGGCTTATTCTTTCCTCTACCCACTAGAAACGGTGAAGATGGTTGTTGTTCAGCCCCGACTCGACAGTATATCGGAGCATGAAATATCCGTGGACCAGCTTCTAGAGTGGGGAGAGAGTATCAAACCTCTAGCCCAATCAGCCTTCAAAGGAGAAGGCGAATTCATAGCCGGTGACCACTGCCGATTCTGCAGAGCGAAAGCACCCTGCAGGGCAAGGTCCGAATTTAACACGGCGCTTGAGGATTTCAAACTGGCGAAACCACCACTCATCTCAAATGAAGAAGTGGGCCAAATCCTTCTAAGATCTCAGGACCTAGCCAAATGGGCGAAGGATCTTGAGGAGTACGCGCTTAGTCAATGTGTACGGGGCAACGAGATACCAGGCTGGAAAGCGGTTGAAGGACGTAGTACCCGGCATTTTACGAATCAGGATCAAGCGTTTGAAATCCTTCAAGCAAATGGGTTTGGGCGCGCAATACTCTACGAGTGGAAGCCACTCACGTTATCGGCCACTGAAACTCTAATCGGAAAAGCGAAGTTCAAAGAACTACTAACTGAATACGTCGATAAGCCACCAGGGAAACCGACTCTCGCATTGGAAAGCGACAAACGAGAACAGATCACGCGTTCAAGCGCAGAAGAAGATTTTAAAACGAAAGAGGTAATTTAAAATGGCAAATCCACAACAAGTAGTAACAGGTAGAGCGAGACTCAGCTATGCACACTTATTCACGGCTTTTGTAAACCCAAATGGTGGAGATCCTAAGTTCAGCACGACGATCCTTGTGCCTAAGTCCGATGTGGCAACCAAGCAAAGAATTGATGCCGCTATTCAAGCAGCCATCCAAGCGGGAGTGTCCTCGCGTTGGAACGGTGCGCGTCCTCCAC